TCTAAACTTTCACATTTATCTTACAGACAATTGAAGCAATTGACAATAGCATTTGAAGTGTTATTAAAAGCCGGTCCCAATTGGAAAATAATTTTCCATTTATTGAACGCAGTAAAAGAAATCAAGAAAGAACTTGAAAAGAGAATAAAGAACTGTTAAAATAGTCTTTATGCTTATAGGTTTAGTTGGTTTAATAGGTTCGGGTAAAGACACCGTAGCGGCAAGATTAGTCAAACAACATAATTTCCATAGAGATTCTTTCGCAAAAAGTCTCAAAGATGCGACTGCTAACATTTTTGGGTGGAACAGAGAACTGCTAGAAGGACAGACAAAAGAATCACGTGATTGGAGAGAACAACCTGATGATTTTTGGTCAAAACAGTTTGGGAAAAAAATAACACCTAGATGGATACTTCAACATTTTGGCACAGAGGTCTGTAGAGGCAATATGCTAGACAGCATATGGGTGGACAGTCTAGTGGCTAGGTATCAAGGCAAGGACACCGTTATAAGTGATACTAGATTTGTAAACGAAATTAAAACAATAAAGGAACAAAAAGGAAAAATCATACTCATCAAAAGAGGTGATATTCCCAGCAGAGAAGAAATGCAGGCATCCGGTGCTCACCAATCCGAATGGGACTGGATAGGTTGTAAGTTTGATTATGTGATTGATAACAACGGCACAGTCACTGACTTACACCAAAAAGTTGATGACGTCATTCGTCAACTTCGAGATCACCAATAGACCACCCTAAATCTTGAGTGCTTTTTAGCCGTTGACAGTTAGCACAAATTGTTTTCAGATTGTAAACGTCACAGTTGTTTTTATTGCCGTCCACATGATACACGTCCATTTGTGCTGAAATTGAGGATTTAAAACCACACAATTCGCATTTATTTTTTTTATTGTAGCCAAACTGTTGCCATCGCACTTTTCCTCCGACCTTAAGTTTTTTTGCTTTGCGTATACACCTGTCACACTGGCTTCTCCAGTAGACTTTATGCTGTTTTTTATAGGCATAGGCTCTAGGCCTGCTTTGACAAGTTCTGCATAAAGGTCTTTTCATATAACATATTTACGTCGCCTATATAGGTACCAAAAAAACGTCTGTTTTGGCATAATTTACCATAAACGCAATAAATAAGTCTAGTACACTATACTTGCAAGGAGAATAGAATGGCATTAACATCACCAGGAGTTGAAGTTTCAGTAATAAACGAGAGTTTCTACGTACCAGCAGATGCAGGTACAACTCCATTACTGATTGTAGCAACAGCAAAAGACAAAACAAACGGCGCAGGAACTGGCACCGCTGTAGGCACACAGACTGCCAACGCAAATACAGTTTATTTGATTTCATCACAAAGAGAACTTACAGAAACTTTTGGTGATCCACAATTTTACACAGATGCTTCAGGCAACTCAATCAACGGATATGAGTTAAACGAATATGGGCTACAAGCCGCATACTCTTTTCTAGGAATCGCCAACAGAGCATTTGTTTTAAGAGCAAATATCGATTTAGCAGAATTATCAGGAAGTTCGGTGGCGCCTAGCGCGGCTCCAAACGATGGAACATATTGGTTTGATCTCGCAAGTACAAGTTATGGTATATTTGAATGGTCTAGGACTAATCAAACATTCACAACTATCGTTCCAAAATTGATTACCTCTGTGACAGACCTTGTTGGAAATGTTTCTACCGGAGCACCAAAAACTTCTATCGGAAACCAAGGCGACTACGCTATCAACACTACAAACGTCACAAACAAAATTTACTACAAAAATGATTCGAACAGTTGGGTACAACTAGGAAGCCCGTCATGGCACACTAGTCATGCAACAATCGAAGGTACAGAAACTTCAGGCACAATCACGTCTGGACACTCTATCACCATCAATGGCATTGGAATAACATCAGCGACCACAGACAGAGGAACCTTTGCCACAGCAATCAACAACGCAAACATTCCTGGTGTGACTGCGGCTGTAGATTCAGTGACAGGAAAATTTCAGTTTTTCATTAACGGATTAGGGTTTGGAGACTCTACCGGTCTTAACAAGATCGACATAGAGAACGGCTCAGGCACGATACTAACAAATCTTGGTATCACAGCAGGTGTGTACAACGCTCCAAAATTCCTGCAGGCATCTCACACTAACAGACCAGAGTGGAAGACTGCAGACGAAGACAGACCCAACGGTTCTGTTTGGTTCAAAACCACAGTTCCTAACAGCGGAGCAGATATTGTAGCAAAATTATACAATGCTACCACATCACAATTTAACACAGTTGACGCTCCTCTTTATGCTACAAACCATTCGGCAATCTATAACTTGGATGCCGTGGGAGGTGGTGCCAACATAGGAACGGGTACTCTTTATACACAATTCAACGTTACTGAACAGAGTGTGAAAGGACAATATGATTCTACACCGGCACTGGGAGATTTCCAAATCTTGAGATACGAAGGTGGTGAAACGATCATAACTTCTAACAACACAGATCCAAGTTTCACAGCAGGCGAAACATTCACGGTACAGGAATCAATCAAGGGACAATCTGCTCTTTCCACAGCGAAGACAGTGACCATGATTTCAGGCGATGGTTCAACATTGGGTGATGCGGAAGATTTCGTCACAGCCTTTACCACAGCGGGTTTCACAAACTTAGAAGCATCTGTAATAACAACTGGCGAAAACGCTGGTGCCATACAGATCAAACACAAACTTGGTGGTGAATTTAGAATGCAGGAAGCAAGTGGTACGCCTTTGGCCGACGCTGGTTTCAGCGCCGCTACTGCTCACAGTTACGGAACATACACAGCGAACTCATCAACTTTGATTGACAATTTGTATGACGCTCCGGCAGGTGAACAAGAAGACTCAACCACTGGAAACACACTTGTTGCTTCCAATTGGAGAAGATTAAGTTACACGGCTTCAAGTAACCAACCTACCAACGAACCAGCAAATGGCACACTTTGGTATAACACCAACCTCGAAGCAGACATCATGGTACACAATGGCACAACATGGTTAGGTTACAAAAACTTCTATTCTGCTACCGATCCAAATGGTCCACAGTTCAGCGCCACAGCACCTACTTCACAGTCAGACGGTACTGCACTTGTGACTAACGACTTATGGATTGACACAAGTGACCTTGAGAACTATCCAAAAATTTACAGATACGACACCAGCGCCACAGTGACATCAAGTAACACTTCGGACGGAACTTCTGTTACAACAACAGCGGCACGTTGGTTATTGGTTGATAACACCGACCAAACAACGGAAGACGGAATTGTTTTTGCTGACGCAAGATGGCATTCTTCTGCTGAGAAAAACGCCAGCAATAATTCAGGAGCGGGCACGGCATCTAGCATTAAAAATCTACTAAGTGACAACTTCTTAGATCCAGATGCTCCAGATCCAGCATTATATCCAAAATCTATCATGCTTTTCAACACAAGAAGATCAGGATACAATGTGAAGGAATACAGAAACAATGCTGTAACACAAACTTTATATCCAGGTTCGGGATCGTCTGGTCTTGGTAACACAAGATTCAACAATGAATCTATTGGTGGTTACTATCCAGACAGATGGGTAACTAAGTCAGCCAACAACGCTGATGGTTCTGGCTCTTTTGGAAGAAAAGCACAGAGACAAGTAGTCGTTGCTCAATTAAAATCTGAGATCGACACTAACCAAGCAATCAGAGAAGACCAAAGAGGATTCAACGTAATTGCTTGTCCAAATTATCCGGAAATTATATCAAATCTAATAAATCTAAACACCGACAGGAATAACACTGCTTTTGTAATAGGTGACACTCCAATGAGATTAAACGGAACGTCAACTGCTATAACAAACTGGGCAAATAATTCAGCCGGTGCCGTTGACAACGGCGAAGATGGTCTAGTAAGTTCTAGTGATTACCTAGGAGTATTTTATCCATCGGGACGTACAACAGACAACGCTGGCAACAGCATTGTCGTTCCACCTTCTCACATGATGTTGAGAGTGTTTGCTAATAACGATAATATTGGATTTCCTTGGTTTGCTCCGGCAGGTACCAGAAGAGGTATAGTTGACAATGCTACGGCGGTTGGTTATATTAATTCAGAAGGGGAATTTGACCAAGTGGCTTTGACAGAGTCTGTCAGAGACGCTATGTTTACTGCTAAAGTTAACCCAATAACTTTCTTTAGTGGAGCAGGCATAGTAAACTTTGGAAATTTAACAAGCACAAGCGGATCTTCAGCACTTGACAGGATTAACGTATCAAGACTAACAGTGTATCTAAGACAACAGTTAGATGCTATCGGAAAACCGTTTATCTTTGAACCAAACGACGAACTAACTAGGAACGAAATCAAACAAGCGATCGAATCTTTCTTGTTAGAACTAGTAGGACAGAGAGCATTATTTGATTTCTTAGTAGTGTGTGACGATACAAACAACACACCAACAAGGATTGATAGAAATGAATTGTATGTGGATATTGCGATTGAACCAATTAAATCGGTTGAATTTATTTACATACCGTTAAGAATCAAAAACACAGGGGAGATAGCAAACCTAGGTAATTAAACCCCAGGTAAATAAAGGAGCACTATGGCAATATCGACACTTTCTAAATTTACAGTACCATTAGCAAACGACCAAAGTTCAGCATCACAAGGCTTGTTGATGCCAAAACTACAGTATAGGTTTAGAGTAATACTCGAAAACTTTGGTGTATCCACTCCACGATCTGAACTTACCAAACAGGTCATAGATGTAACCAGACCAGACCTTACTTTTGATCAAGTGACGCTAGACGTGTACAACTCAAGAGTATATGTGGCTGGAAAACATACATGGAACCCAATCACTCTAAATCTAAGAGACGACGTAAACAACTCTGTTTCTAAATTAGTTGGTGAACAGGTACAGAAACAATTTGATTTCTTTGAGCAGGCAAGTGCGGCGTCTGGTATTGACTACAAATTTACAACTAGAATAGAAATGTTGGATGGCGGAAATGGCCAAACAGCACCAAATGTTCTAGAAACTTTTGAACTTTATGGTTCATATGTTGAAACTGTAAACTACAACTCGTTGGCATACAACACATCGGAACCAGCAACTATTACTCTTTCGCTTAGATACGACAACGCAATACAGACTCCACAAGGAACAGGCCTAGGCTCGGCAGTAACCAGAACTATTGGTACATTGTCAACTGGTGGTGGTATCTAATATATACTAGCAATTATAATACAAAGAGAGCGCCTTTATCGGCGCTTTTTTTGTGGCCATAAATACAGGTATGCCAAGCATTAATAATTTTCTATCAGGTTTCTCAAACGGTCTGCCGGGCATGAAGGACTACAGACATGCATCGAGACTTTACCTAGATAACAACTATAAACTTTTACCAAAACAAAAATTCCTATTTCATGTTGTTTTTGACATTGACAACGACATTCCGGCAAGAGCATTTCAAGACAATGAAAAACTAGAACTTAACATGTTGGTCAAAAGATGCGAACTTCCAAAATATGATTTCAACGCTGAAGAAAAACAGCAGTACAACAAAAAAACCTATGTCAAAACAAGAATACAATATTCTCCAGTCAGTATAGAATTTCACGACGATCACGCCGACACAGTTAATGCATTCTGGAAAGCCTACTATGAGTATAACATATCGGACAGCATTACAGTGGCAAACAGCGGCGGAGTGAACAATACAAAAGATACCTTTTATGATTCAAAGGAAAACATGCCAACTCAGTTTGGTATGGATAACAGACAAACTTCAAAAAAACCATTCTTAAAAAGCATTCAAATTTTCGCTCTACACAAACAAAGGTTTACAAGTTTTACTTTGATTAATCCCGTGATAGGATCGTTCAGCCACGACAATTTGGATCAGGCAGACGGCACAGGGATAATGTCCAACACCATGCAAATTCTATATGAGACTGTTTTATATGGTGCCGGAGAAGTCACAAAGGCAGAGCCGAGAGGTTTTGCCACATTACATTATGATCTAGAACCATCACCCTTGAGTGTGCTAGGAGGTGGAACGACCAGTATTTTTGGCCCTGGGGGAATCATAGAGGGAGTAGGATCAGTCTTGGGAGATGTAAGGAATGGAAACTTCAACCTTGGAACTGTAATCAAAGGAATCAACACTTACAACAACGCAAAAAAAATCAAAGCCAAAGATGCTGTGAAAGAAGAATTGAAAGGCATAGTCAAAGAAGGAGTGTTGGACATCGGCAAACAAGCGGGCACAGTTAATAATCCTATTGGAAACTTTTCAATAGGATCTACAGCCACAACAGCCGTACTTGCAGGAGCCACCATTGCTACTGCGAAAGGATTATTTGACAATCCTAGTGACAAAAAAAATACAGTCACTAGTGTAAACAATGCAGTAATAGACACAACCAATTTTCTTTCTCCAAGCGAATCATTTAATCTTGTCAGCACGAATGAAAATTTGAGAGACGTAGTGGCGGCGGGCATCTATTACAAAGTGGTCGGTTCACGTAATGGAAAAACCATAGCGGAAAGCGACGTTGAATACCAATCGTTGACAACAAATCAAAAAAATGTTTATAGGACAAGGGTACTGACAGATATTACAAAATTAGTCACCGAAGGCTTTATAAAAATAAACAGGCAGACACAGAATGTTACAATCGTGTCTGAGAAAGCGAACCTAACATAATGACAGAGTTTTACACAAACCTACCTCAAAAAGATTTAGATTCTTTAGGGAAATCTATAAAAAACTTGACTAGTACTCAATACGAAGAAAAATTTGAATTCAATCAAAACGAGATGGACGCCGCGATTGGATTTTTTGTTAAGAGAGGATTCGATAGAGGACCTGCCGAAGACGTGGCAACTGTGATTTTAAGACAATCTAAAATTGATTCGGTCCCTTCTCAGGAAATACTGGACCAATTAACAAACGCAAGTCCTGTAGAACTAAGCGAATTAATAACTGTTGTAATGAACGCAAACAGGTTCAAGTCAAGCAGACTTGGAGTAAGAAATCAACAGGTAACAAAAAATTACGTTTCTAGAAATATCAAAGACTAATGAAATTTGCCAGAGGAAAATTCCTGCTGAAAAACCCTGCGAAATATGTTGGTACAAAAACTCCAACCTACAGGTCCGGTTGGGAACATAGTTTTATGAGATTGTGTGATGAGCATCCGAATGTATACCAGTGGGCCAGTGAAGCAATCCGTATTCCTTATAGACATCCCCTTACAGGAAAATACACTATATATGTTCCAGATTTTTTTATAGTCTATGTGGACAAAAATGGAAAAAAACACGCCGAAATGATAGAAGTAAAACCAATGAATCAAACCACCATGGAAAAGGCCGGGAGAAGCACAGCCAAACAAAAACAAGTTGTGATAAACCATGCTAAATGGGAGGCCGCAAACGCTTATGC